AAATGGATTAAATTTGACAATATCAGAATTAGATACTGATGGTTGGGCAGATGGTTTCGTTATGACTAAAGCAGTAATTCATTGGATTAAACACTTTTTTAATATTTCAGAGGGGGATTTAAAATGAGAAAGAAGGATTCTTTAATAGATGATATTAGAACTATTTTTGAAAGAAGATTATGATAGAAATGATTATTCTCAGGTCTTTAGAATTGGTAATTTTTACAGTTTCAATAGTTTATTTAATTTACTCTTATTTCAAATTCAAAGAAGAAAAAAACATACTAATGGAACTACTTCAGTTAAAAACTTACAAGTTAAAAGCCGAAAAAGAGGGATTTAATTTTTTAATTGCCGACTTATATGCAAATACAATTTATGCCACTGACGATATTTTAAATAATGATTAAAAAAAATTTAAGTTGGATGAATAAAAAAGACTTACAGGATTACGCTGGTTATTATTTTCCTCATAAACCAAACACTTTAAATCCAAATGTGGGGAGTGAGGGAATAAAACACTTTACAATTAAATCAATAATAGGATTTATTCTAAGAAAACAAAATAAAGAATTTTTTGATGAAGTCTTAGTGAATAGAGGAAAGAACCCTGGAAGAATAGATATTTTAAATATCTCAGATAATATAATAATCGAAGTTGAAACAGAACTTATAGAAGAAACTAAAATAAGTAAGAGAGAAAAATATGACAATCATTACATAAAAGATTTTATATTTATAGATTTAAAAAAAGTTCCTGACAATTTTCAAGAAGCATATGATTATTTATATTCTAAAATTGAGAATTTGAATAGCGACTAAAATGACAAGTAAAAAAGAATATAACTGGAAACATCTTTATACCAAAAAAGAATTAAAAGAAATAGAAAATTACAATAAATATGTTAATTTAATAGTAGGAAGAATAACAGGAGTTAAACAAGTACCTTTAAAAAGTGCTTATGATACTTTATTAAAAATACCGTGGGATAAAACAGGTTTTAGGGTTAAGAAGGAAAATGACAAGTAAAAAAGACCTTAAAAAATTCGAAGATAATGTAAAACATTATACTGAGAAAGAAATTAAAAAATATATAAAAAAAGAATTAAAATTACGAGGAGTTAAAAGAGTGGGAAAATGTCTTAATTGTGGAAAATGTTGTGAATTAGGAATGATATTTTTAGTAAAGAGGAAAAGGAATGGAGAAATAACATCTGTAAAATTAAAAGGTAATGAAAATACTGTTTGCAGAGAATATAATAAAAAAACTCATAAATGCAAAGTATATAATAAAAGACAATGGATATGCACGCTGTTTCCAATGTTACCAGAACATTTAAAATATGTTAAAAAAACCTGTGGATATAAATTTGTAAAAATTAAGTAAAATTACATTGTAATTATAATGATATATAGAGAACTATTTATAATTTTACAGAGAATACATATATGGAAACAAAAACAATTTTGGAAAAAACAGCAAGTGAATTAAACGAAGAAATATTAGACCTTGATGTAAAAACAATAGATTTGAAAACAACAATTCAGAATATAACTGAAGATAAAAAAGTAATAGAAAACAATGTAATAGTGAAAGTAAGAGCAGATAAAGAAAATTTCAAAAATGAGACAGACAGAAAAATAGAAATAGAAAAACAATTAGAAGCCAATCTAAGTTATAAAGCCATAAAAGAACAAATAAATGTTTTAGAAATCCAAGTAATAAGTCAGGAAGTCAGAAAAAAATTCTTGGAAAGAGAATTAAGAATAAAATTGGCTCAAGACAAGAAACTTGAAAGAGAACTTACAGAAACTTCACTGGAAATCAGAAAAGGCGACAAAGAGAGAATAAGAGGGGAAAAAAGATTAGAAGAAATAGGCGAAAAACAAGAAAAAATAAAAATGGAAATAAATGTAGAAGTAATGAAAAAACAAGAAGAATATAAACAGAGAGAAAATAAAGAAATGCCTAAAACTGAAATACAAAAATTTTTCATAGAACAAATGAACAATAACAAAGAATTTAACAAATTGATGAAAGAAGCAAGAGAAATTCAAGATAGACAGAAAGAAATAGAAATAAACAGAGCATATTTAGAAAGAAAAATAATGATTTCCGCTATATCAAAAGGTGTTAGACTATGAACGAAGAAAACAAACCATCGGAAGCCCAGATAAAATATGCAAAAAAACTTAGAGAAGATTTAGGGGAGAGGGGAAACGAAGAAATTCTAAAAATACTGAAATCAATGGGAAAAGAACTAATCAGCGACTTCAAAGAGTTAAATAAAGAAGAAATAAGTAAGGTAATAAAAGGTCTTAGAACTGCTTTAGGATACAAAGATGAATATCAAAAAGAGAAATCAAATCTTAAAGACAAAATGAAAGACTATGTTACCTTTGAAGAACTTCTAAAATTAGCCCATGAGAGATATAAAAACCGTCTAAATATATATACAAGATTGGTGGAACAAGATAATAAAGAAATAGTGATATTCAAAGCAACAATTCAAATATCAGCAACAAAAACAGAACCAGAACAAATTTTCAATGCTTACGGAGATGCAACAGAAAAAAATGTAAACAGTATGGTGGAACCTCATAAGTATAGAGTAGCGGAAACAAGAAGTTTGGTGAGATGTTTAAGATTTTGCCTCGGGATAGGAATGACAGCAAGAGAAGAGCTGGGGGGAGAAAAATGATTTTTGTTTTCTTTTTTTTGGTTATAAGTTAAAAATATGAAAAATATAGAAAAACTATGATAAAAGAAAATTTAAGGAGTAGGTGGTATGGAAAAATAAATAATGTTGAGATTCTTACAGGAAGCAGTGGAACTTTTCAGCTTAAATTAAATTCTAATCTTTTATCTAAATCTGATTTTGATAAGTTATTAAATGATATTTTGCTATTTATAAGAGCACCAGAGAGCGTTGAGAATGATTAAAAAATGAGAATAATTAATTGGTTGAAAAAATTATTGACAACACAAACAATTCCTCCAAGACCAATTACTAATATAGAAGGGATAAATAAAGAAATCTTTGAACGAGAGATAAAAGAAATCTTATTAAAAAACCAAGAGAAATTAAAAAATTTAGAAACCAATCAAATAACAATAATCAAAATGTTAATGGATATTAAAGACAAAATATGACCCAATTAAATCTAAACAGTTTTCAGGAAAGAGTAGAGGAGAAAACAAAAGAATTAGAAAATAATCCTCTAGAAGAAAATATAAAAGCAATATATAATCACGATTTAGAAAACCAAACAGTAAAAGAAATGATAAAAATTTGGGATAGTTCTTATGAATTAAATTTTGACAAGTTTTTAGATATTTGCCTTGCAGTATTAGAAAATAGAGAAGAAGATTATATGAATTTAATAAAGGGAATGAAAAAAGATATATTACTTAAATACAATAAATTGTTTGGAATATTGCTTAAATATTTCACTTATAATTATAATTACGGAGACCCTCTTGGAATATTTTATATGCAAATTCAAAGCCATGGAAGAAATGGAGAATATTATACACCTTATAATATTTGTTATATGATGGCAAAAATATTAAACCCAAAACCAACTAACAAAGTTTGCGACCCTGCTGTAGGAAGTGGAGCAATGTTATTAGCAACCAAACAAGTCATCCACGAAAAATATGGATGGATAGAGAGCAGTAAATTTGGAAGAAATTTATATGGAATGGATGTAAGCCACAATGCTGTAAGAATGAGTAAAATTCAAATGTATCTGACTGATTATATTTATATGAGTATATTGATAATATCAAAAACGAAAGATATATTAAAAAAAGATAAACTATGAAAGAAAGTTGGTTAAGACAAAAAGGTAAAGAATTTTGGTGGGGGAAAAGATTTTTAGGAATACTTAATATAGAAAAAAAACAGTTTATAACCTGGAGAAAACAAAAACATTTTTTTATCAAATATCAAGGCTGGGGATTTAACAGAGAACTGATAAATAAATTAATAAATCTAAATATTCAGGAAATTATACTTATTTATAGAAATTCAAACAACACAGAAACTTTATTCAGGATAACACCAAAAGAAGTAAGAGAGAGGGGGATAAAAATAAAAGAAAGTTATTTTGAAGACCAGTTAATTGTAGAAGTTAAGTATTTTAGAAGAGATTAAATATATGGAAATGATAAAAAAGAAAGTAAGTGAAATTATACCCGCAGATTATAATCCAAGAAAAATAAGTAAAGAAAATTTAGAAAGATTGAAACACAACATAAAAGAATTTGGTTTAATAGACCCATTAATTTGGAACAAAAGAACTAATAAATTAGTGGGGGGACATCAAAGACTTAAAGTTTTACAGGAAATGGGAATAAAAGAAACAGAAGTTTCAGTTGTAGACCTCCCTGAAGACAAAGAAAAGGCTTTGAATATTTCTCTAAATAATCCCAATTTGCAGGGAGAGTGGGAGGAGGAAAAACTCGCAGAATTATTAAAAGAATTAGAAGAAAAAGACTTAACTGATTTGAGTGGATTTGAAGACAAAGAAGTTTCTCAATTATTAGACTCACTAAAAGAAGTGGAAGAGGATAACTTTGAGCCAGAAATAGATAAACCAAAATATGAAGTAAAAAGAGGAGACATTTTTCAATTAGGACAACATAAATTAATGTGTGGTGATGCAACCAGTAAAGAAGATGTTGAAAAGTTAATGAATGGAAAGAAAGCAGATATGGTATTTACTGACCCGCCTTATAATGTTAATTATGGAAGTTCAAAAAACCCTCGCCACAAGATTCCGAATCTTGTGGGAGATAATCAAACGGCAGAAGAATGGGAAAGTTTTAATAAAAAATGGATTAAAAATGTAATTGAGTTTTATAAGGGTGGAGATTTATATTGTTGGGGAGCGCCAGGTCCAGAAGGAATGAAACAAAGATTATGGTTGGTGGAGATGGGGTTTCATTGGTCGGCAACAATTATTTGGAAAAAAGATAGATTTATACTTACACCAGCAAAATATCAAAGGATGTATGAACCTTGTTTCTATGGATGGTATGAAAAGAGTTCATATAGAGGGGATAGGAAACAAACAGAAGTGTGGGAAATAGAAAGACCAGATAAGTCTGAAGAGCATCCTACAATGAAACCAATTGAGTTAATTTCAAAAGCAATCAAAAATTCCAGCAAGAAAGGAGATATAATCCTTGACCTTTTTGGAGGAAGCGGGAGCACTTTAATAGCCTGCGAACAACTTAACAGAATTTGTTATATGATGGAAATAGACCCAAAATATTGTTCGGTAATTATTGAAAGGTGGGAAAATTATACAGGACAAAAAGCCATTAAATTATAACAATGTAATAAAAAGAGAGAAAAAAAATACAAAAGTAAACATTTATACTAAAAAATTACTAAATTATGAGCAAATTATCAATAAAAAAAGTAAAAGAAGCAATAAAAGGGAGTAAAGGAATAATTTCAGTAATAGCAAAAAGATGTGAAGTAACAAGATTAGCAATATACAAATATATTGAAAAACATCCTAAATTAAAAGAAGAAATTCAGGAAGAGAGGGAAAAATTAGTAGACATAGCAGAATTAGGATTATTAACTAAACTAAATGAAGGAGAAAACTGGGCAATAGCAATGGTATTAAAAACTTTAGGAAAAAACAGAGGATATTCTGAAAAATTAGAAATAGACACAAAAAACACAGGAAATATAGTATGGACTGAAAAAAAGATATTTGATAAATATTTCGGAGAAAAAAAAGAAGAATAATATGAAACCAGATTTAAATAGGTTCATAAAAGAGTTTACAAAAGAACACTTCAATATAAAAAATTATGAATATCAAATAAACATATTAAATAAAATATTAGGAAGAGATAGGAGGGTAACAATAAGAGCAACAACAAGAGCAGGAAAATCTTTTGCGTTAGGTCAAGGAGCAATAATGAAAGCAATATTCAAAGATAATCATAAAATAGGTCTTATAGCACCTACATATCCAAAAACTCAGATATTGATGAATTATGTAACAGAAATGTTATCTCAATCAAGAGGACTTGAGAACATAATAGATTTAGATGTAATGGGATTAACCAAACTTGAAAAATTAAAAAAAGAAGTAAGTAAGAAAAAAATAACTTTTAAAACAAATAGTTCAATTCAAATACTAAGTGCAGATATTCAAAGAAAAGGAATGGGAGCAATGGGGAGTGGATTTGACACAACTATTGTTGATGAATCAGGAGAAATTCCAGATACAGTATATGCTAAAATATATAGAATGTTATTAGATAATCCAAATACCCAATTAATAGAAATAGGAAATCCCTGGTATCTTAATCATTTTTATGAACATCATTACAGCCCGGAATGGGTAAAAATACATATACACTGGAAAGATTGTGTTAGAGAGGGGAGAATGACTTTAGAAGACATCAAAGACCAAAGAAGAAATCTAACACCTTTAGAATTTAAAGTATTAATTGACGCAGAATTTCCAGAAGATATAGAATACTCAATATTTTCACAAACAGGACATATAAACAAAGCCATAAGACCAAAAAAATTTAAAGAATTTGATAAAATCTTAATAGGAGTTGACCCTGCAAGAGGGGGAAAAGATTACACTGTAATAACCGTAGTAGGAGAAAAAGATTCAGAATTTTCTTATATAGAACATAAAAAATTAGACACCAAAGACCTAATGGTTACCGTAGGGATTGTTAGAGAATTAATAGATAAATATCCTATTGAAAAAGTAATTACAAAAATAGATATTCCTGGAATGGGAGGGGGGATATATGACAGATTAAAAGAATTAAACTACAATGTGCAAGAATATATTCCTGGAAACAAAGCAACTGAAAAAGGATATTTTAATTTAAAAGCACAAACAGTATTTGGATTAGCAAAAATAATGTATGATGGGAGATTTTGGAATTTACCTAAAAATTCAGAATATATAATTGAACTAAAAAAATGGACATATGAAATAAGAAGTGATAGACAAAAAAAAGTAATAGACCCAGAAGATAAATCTCCTGATTGGGCGGATTCTCTAAACATAGCAGTTGCAGAAAAAAAACAAGATAGTTTAAGCGTTTTAAGAGGAATGAGAATGTAACTATTAACTAAAAAGAATAGAAAATTATGATGTTTGAAAATATTTTAAAATCAATAAATCCATTTAAAAAAATAGAAGAATTAAACAAAAAAATAATAAAATTAGAAAGCGAAAAATACTCAGCAAGACCCGGACTAAATTATATAGATTCATTAGGGGGAATGGAAAGATTAAGAATAACACCAATTCCAATAAGAGATATAGTAGATATAGCCCAATGTTCAGATATAATACAGATTATAATTAATTCACTTACAGGAGAGATTTTTAGAAATGGAATAGAAGTTAAAGAGAAATTTATGATGAAATGCACTAATCCAAAATGCAATAAAGAATTTGATGTACACAAAAAAGATAGAGTATGTGATGAGTGTGGGGGAGAATTAAGAGAACCAGATATAAATCAAAAAAAAATACTTGAAAAAATAATAAAAAAAGCAAATAAAAATGACCAAAATCTAATAGACGTCTTGAAAGAAACTAATAATGATTTAGAGGTAGTAGATGATACTTATATTTTAATCAATTTTGAATATATTTACAATGATAAAACCATAATAGGAAAAGAATTTGTAGAAGTATTAAGAATAGACCCACTTACAATAAGAATAATAGCCAATGAAGAAGGACTAAAAGGAAGAAATGAAAAAAATGAAAAGGTATATTTCTGTCCTCTCCATAGAAATGAAATAATCACAGAATCTCAATTAAAAGAAGGAAAATGCCCTAAATGTGGGGGAGAAGTATTTAGAGCCTGTTATGCAATAGGAGGACAAACAGATATGGGAACAGAACCAGTAGCAACAGAAAAAAAATTCTATGCAGACCACGAAATAGCAAGAACTTCAAAATACAGACCATCTATTTTATATGGATTTTCAAATATATTTTCACTGTATAATAAAGTAGTAACCTTAATGGCAATGGATAGAGATATGAGAACTTATTACACAGGAGAAAGAACCCCTCCAGGAATACTTGCAGTAAATACTTCTAATTATGAAAATTTAAGAAAAACCTGGAATGAATTAGTAGAAAAAACCACAATCGAACCTCATAGTATACATCCTTTAGCAATAGAAACAGAGGGAAAACAAAAGAACTTTATAGAGTGGATAGACTTAAAAAGAAGTCTTCAGGAAATGCAATTTGTTGAAGTAAGAAATGAATACAGAAGGCAAATATGTGCACAATATGGGGTAACTCCAATTTTCACAGGAGAAGTAACAACTATGAGCAATGAAGGTCTTCAGGTTGTAGTTACAAACAGGTCAATTGAAAGAGGTCAATCTATATATAATGAAAAATTATTACCTAAATTTACAGAAAATATAGGAATTTCAGATTATAAATATGAATTATTGCCAAATGAAAAGAGAGATGAATTGTCAGAAGCCCAGTTAGAAGCACAGAAAATCCAAAATGCTATGAATATGGCAATGTTAGGATTTAAAGTAATTCTTAATGAAGAAAAAGAATTTGAATATAAAGACGCAGAACCAGAGACAGAGAGAACAATAGAACCAGAATTTCCAAAACAAACACTTACTGAAAATCCAATACAAAACCAAAGATTTCAAGGAGAATCAGAACATTTACATCCTTCAGAAGCCCAGAGATTTGAAGGAGAAAGCAGAAATATTCGCAGAGGAAATTCAATAACTTCAGAAACACAAGAAATTTATAATCCAAATCATAGAGAAAAACTAAAAAAATATTTTGAAAATGAAATCCAAAAAATAGCTAAAAAAGAAAAACTATCTTTTAGAGTAATTAAAAAAGATTTTGATGATTTAATTAATTTTGCAGAAGGAAATTTATTTTTAAAAGCCTTTGAAGGATTAACAAAAAAAGAGAGTGATAAAATAAAAGATATATTCCTTGAATCTTTATTGTCAAAAATAAGTTATAAACAAATTGTAGATAAAATATCAAAAATAACAAAAGATAAATTAAGTGAGGGGGAATTAGAAAGAATAGTAAGAACAGAAATGGGAGCATTAAAAAATAAATCAAGAGAATTTAGTTTCAAACAAGCAGACCCTGAAGGAAAAAGGAAATATATCTGGAATGGACCTAAAGATTATAGAACCACAGATACCTGCAAAAGAATAACTTTAAGAACTGCAAACGGAGTAAGTTTAGAAAAATTAAAAGAAATTATAAGAGAAGAATCCTTAAAAGATTTTCCTGATTTTGAACCAAGAGATTTTTTGGCACATTATAATTGCAGACATACATTTTATCCAAAAGTATGAGAGAAGAAATATCTAATCAAGAATATGAACAAATTATAAAGAGTTTAGATTATTTAAATGCAGTAAAATGTTTTAGAGAAATGAATAATTTTATTGATAAATATCAGGAAGATTTATATTTGAAAGATAGGTGGAAAGAAAAATATGAAAGATAGACTTTCAAAAGTAGAGGAAAAATTAGATAAATTAATTGAAAAAACAGGAGGGATAGAAGAACAATTCAAAGCCTTAAATGGCTCTGTAAGAGACCTTAAGAAAAAAGACATTATTCACGATGATAGTTTCAATAAAGTATATGAAAAACTAAAAATAGAAGCTATAGAAAGAGAGAGATTAAAAGGAAATATTAAATTATATATTGGAATAGCAATAGGAGTTAGTGCAGGAATAAGTTTAATTACGGCTATAATTCCTTTACTTTGAAAATAACTAATAACAAAAAATATTAAAATTATGGAAACAATAACACCAGACAAGAGAATGTTTGCAGGTTGGGGTTCAGTAGAAATAAGAGATTCAGATGGAGAATTACTTCCAATGTCAGAATTTAAAAAAATAATGCCAGTGATTATGGATAGAGGAGGAAATCTCCAAGATTCTCATTCAAATAGAAATATAGGAAAAATACTTGGATATGAATTTAAAATACATCCTGAAACAAAAGAAGAAGGAGTTTACTTAACTGCAAAAATATTTGATGATTATCCTTTAGATGATGAAGTTTGGAAGAAAATTAAAAACAAAACATATAAAGGATTTAGTTTTGGAGGAAGGGGGAGATTAAAAGAAATAAAATTTGACAAAGAAAATATGGATACAACAAAAATACTTGAAAAATTAGAAGGATATGAATTTTCAGTAGTAGAATCTCCTGCAAATCCACCTGCTTTGATAGACGATATAAATACTTTAGCTAAAGGAGATAAAAAAGAAATACAAAAACCTTTTATGAATTTTAAAGATTTTGCAGACTGTGTTCAACAAAATCAAAATGCAGATAATCCAGAAGCCCTTTGTGCTTATCTTCATCACAAAGCAACAGGAAAGTGGCCTTCAGAAAAAGAATTAAAAAAAATAGAGGAAGAAAAAACAAAACAATTAATTGAAAAACTAATCAAAAATCTTGATAATATAGAAAAAATCTTGAAAAACCGCTAATATTACACCGTAATTATAATAAGATATAGAGAATTATATATAATTTTACAAGAAATATAGGTATGGAAGAAAGAGAAATAAAAGAAGAAGACAAAGAAAAGGAAGAGGAGAGATTAAAAACCCTGAAAGAAATTAAAGAACTTTGTAAAATTTTACCGGATAGTTCTATTAATATTGGGGAAACTCAATTAAAAAGAGAAATTGGAAAATGGATTAAAGAACTAAATAATTCTTTAGACAAAAAAGGATTTGGTTATTATGCTCTCAGTAAAGATGTAATTTTGGATAGTGTTGATTATGAGCACACAGATATCGAAGGTGCAATTAAAATCTTAAAACATATTTTTAATATTTCAGAAGAGGATTTAAAAAATGAGAAATAATTTTTTTCAGAATGTTTTTGTTATATTAAGTGAATTAGTATTACTAACAATATCAATTGTTGCTGTCTGGGAATTGGATATTTTACAAGGAGAATATGATATTTTAGAACAGAATAATTTAAATCTAAATTCAGAAAATGAATACCTTAAAGAAATAAATAAATTAATGATTTTTAATAAATTAGAAAATCAAAAACAAATAAACAATCTAACAAATCAATTAAAAAAATTAGAGAATGAGAGAGAGAAACTTATAAATGAATTAAGTATGGAATATAGAACTCAAAATCAACTAAAAGAATCTATAAAACAAGCAAAAAAGGAAAGAGGGCTAATAAATCCAACATTTAAACAATTGAAAAGATTTATAAGAACAGATGAAACAGACAAAAATATAGGAAGTGATAAATATGACTGCACAGAATTTTCAAATGATTTTGTAAGTAATTTTGCTAAAAAAGGATATGATTCTGGGATTGTTGAAATAGATTATACTAAAGGAAATGAAAAAAAAAGACTTGGACATATAATCGTAGCAGTAAACACAACAGATAAAGGACTTGTATATGTAGAACCACAAACAGATGATATAATTAAAGATATTAATGTTAATGACAATTATTGTGATTTAATAAACTGGGATTGTAAATGGAGTATAACAAAAATAAGTTCTAAATTTGAGTTTAAAATATGATAGGAAATAAAGAAAGATTTATAAAAAAATTAGAACAGATAAGACAAAAATGGAATCCTAATTTAGATTTCAATCTTAAAAAACAAATTTTAAGGGAAACTTATAATATTTATGTAGATGAAGAAAAAAAAATGAAAGATAGAGCAAGTCATAAAAAAGAATATAAACAGAGAGAAAAACTAAAAAAAGAAAGGGAAGCAATGAATCCTTTTATTCAAAAACTGCAAGATTGTTTACAAGAAGCAAATTTTACAAAATTTGAAGAAATATTTATTAAAAGAAAATAGCAAGAAAACTCCCGATTTTAATCAGGAGAGTGTCAATAAAAGAAGATAATATCAAAAAATAACTATATTAAAAAATACTTAATTAATTTTAAGGAATAGGGAAACCTATTAAATTATTTTTGAAGCTACGGCGAAATAATTCCATTAGTGAAACACCGTTTAAATGAAATCTCTTACAAGAGATAGATAGACACTTTGAAATAAGGTGGAAAAAATGGAAACAAATGAAATGCTTAAAGAAATTAACAAAAAAGTAGAAAAAATTGAAGAGAAACTAAAACAAGAAGAAGACGAAGAGGAAAAACCTGAAGAAGAAGAGGAAAAGAAAAAAGACGAAAACGAAGAAGAGGAAAAACAAGATGACATAAAATCAGACTTGGCAGAGATAAAATCTATGCTATCAGAGCTTGCAACTACTTTAAAACCTGTTGAAGAAAGCAAACAGGAAGGAGGAGAAGCAGGAGTAAAACCAGTAAATCCAAATCCTGAAGGAGGAGAAGTAACACTACCAGAATCACCAACAGGAGAAGGAGAAGATGAAAAACCAGAATCAGATGAAGTAAATATAATGGAAAAAACAGAAGAACTAATAGACAAAAAATTAGAAGACCTAAAAAAATCACTTAATCTGAAAAAAGTATCTACCTCAAGACCAAAAATAATAAATAAATCCCAGTATGACAATCCAGAAGAAGAGGAAGAACAAATAGACGCTCTTAAGATAGCAAGAGGAGAACAAAAAATGAATGTAGAAGACCAGAGAATAATGAATTTACAGAAACAAGATAAAACATTAGAATCCATCTTTGGAAAATAAATATGTCAATGAGAAATTATATAAGAAATATTCAGGATATGGAGAAGCTTTACTATTCAAGAGAAGGAGCACAATTTATTCAGAAATCTGATGCTCCAGTAATATCATCCACTACTGGGGTCTATAACGCTGTTTATGGAGCTCAGGTATGGTTCCAGTTAAATATGGAAGCAAATGCTTTTGGGTGCCTTCCAAAAGTTCCTTGGTTAAGAAGTGGATGGAGGTGCATAACAGCAAGGTCAAGCAGTACACCAACAACAGGAGTAGCAGAAAATGCGGCAATTCCAGAATCAACAAAACCAACATTTGCAGAACTTTCAACAAAACCAAAAACAGTAACGGAAGTTTTCAATGTTAGTGAAGTTCAGGAATTTTTGGCAAACTCAGGAGATGACGCAATAGGTGATATGGCATTTATGAGAGCTATCAAAGCAACAGAACACAAAGAACAGATTAATATGATGCTATTGGACAATGTAACAAATATAGACAATGTAAATGGAAATTCTTATAGCAATATGGAAAGTCTGGACAGGATAGTCTCAAGTTATGCTGAAGTAAACGGTTGCGGGGATGTTGATGCTAATGACGCAGACATATATTCAAAAGATAGAGATGGAGGAGCATCTTGGCTGGATGCACAAGTTTTAGAAAATGATAATACCGATAGAAACCTTACAGATACATTAATAAGGTCATTAATGCAACAGGTAAGAACTGCAGGAGGAAATCCTACATTTTTCTTAACTGGTTATGATTCATATGCAACTCTACAAGGACTCTACGAAGCTCAGGTAAGATACAATATACTCGGAGAGAGAGAAGTAAAAGTTGGAGTAAATGGAATAGATTCACCAGAAGGATTTAGAGCAGGATATAATATATCTACCCTCCACGGAATACCTTTGATATTGTCAAAAGATGTTGTACAAGATACAATTTCAAGGATATACCTGTTAGATACAAGCAACCCGGAAGGTTTTGATACTCCAAGACTCGCGATAAAAATAGCTAAACCTACTCAATATTTTGAGGCAGGAATGAATCAAGGAGACCCTTTCGGAATCAACAAATTTGGTAATGAAGGTTTATATCGGACAATGGGTGAAGTAATCTGTAGTTTCTTTGGAGCTCAAGGAAAATTAAGAGACTTAAAATAAATCTCTTAGGGCTTTAAAAAACAAACTTTTTTATTTTGGTTTTAATTTTTAAATTATTTTTAATTAGTTTTAACTTAAATTGCGGTTGTCAAAAAATAAAAGATAACTATATTAAAGAAAATAATTAATTATGGTGGAAGTCAGAATAAAAGAAGGGAAAATAAATCTTCCTGTAAATCAATATAGAGGTTATCTTTTTAGACCGGGTAAATGGTTAAATATTTTAAACAAAGAAGATATAGAATTTTTTAAAAATAACTCTCTTTTTGAAATAAAAGGAGTAAAAGAAAAGGTAAAAGAAATTGTAAAACCAAAAACAGAAAAAAAAGAGGAAGTGGAAAAAATAAAATATTCAAAAGAAGAATTGGAACAAATGAGTTTCTTTGAAGTAAAAGAAATAGGAAGTATAATAGGGAGGAAATTAGGAATAAAAGATAAATCAAAATTCACAGATAGAAGCAAGGATAAACTAATAGAAGAAATAATGAAAATTCAGGAAGAGAAAAAAGATAATATTCCAAAAACAAAAGAAAAAATAAAATAACTATAATATAAATAAACTATAGATACATATGGCAATAGCAAATACAATAATAGATAGAACAGTTTGGGGGGATAAAAGAGTTGTATATGGAAAATCAGTAATAAGTGGAGATACAAATACAGGAGATGTAGCAACAGGACTTTCAAAAGTAGAAATTCTTTTACCTGTAGTTAAAGGAGCCACTCAAAAAGGATTTTCTGTAAATGAAGATTTCCCTTTATCAGGTGGGGATGTAACCGTAGTAACTGAATCAAATAACCAAACATTCTATTGGTTGGCAATAGGAGTTTAAAAAAACTATTATGAAAAGAAAAGAAGAGTTATTGAGAGGATATTTTAAAAAAAATACAGAGTTAATTTTATTTAGTATATTGACTGTTCTTTTGAGTTTAATTTCTATTTCAACATTTATAGTTTTGGGAACTATTTCAGATTATAATCTTACTTCACCTTCAGATAATTACAATACAACAGACACAACACCAGATTTTGTATTTACTGCTGTTTCGGATATAAATACAACATTTCCTTGTGAATTAATTATAAATGGAACTGGATATGGTTCCAATTCTTCAGTAGCAAATAATACTGCTACTACAATTACAGCAAATTCTTCTCTTTCTGAAGGTTCTTATTCTGGATATGTTACTTGTACAGATATAAATGGAACAGTAAATACTTCAACAATTACTTTTACTGTAGATACTACAGGTCCAACAATAGTATTTACAAATCCAACTACTGCGACTTATCAAAATGCATTTACTCAGATAAATGGGACAGCAACAGACGCTTTGACTTCAGTAAGTACAGTTCAATTATATCTTTATAATGGTTCTCATTATTATAATTCAAGTTCTGATGTATTTGACAGAGCAAATATAGAATGGCTAACAGCGACTCTTTCAAATGGAAAATGGAATTATACAACCCCTACACTTACAGACGGAGTAACTTATAATATAACAGTCAGGTCTAATGATAGTTTAGGTACTTGGGGGGATAATTATACAGAACAGTTTATTTATGATAATACAGACCCTACATTTTCATTTTCAGTTACAAATGAAACAGGTTCTACTGAAATGACTGCAACTATAAATACAACTGTTTCAGATTCTACAGCAGGAATGAGTGAATGTTATTATACTATTTTTCTTCCAAATGGTTCTACCTCAGTAAAAACCGCAACAACTTCTGGAAGTGGAGCAACTCAATATTGTTATGTGTCTTTAAATTCTTCTGATTTTGGAGGAAATGGAAAGTTCACAGTTCAGATTACTGCAAATGATTCGGCTGGAAATGAAGCATCTTCAAACTCAACAAACTGGACAATAAATTATTTACCTGCAGGATGGAATCTTGTTCAGGCGGACAGAAATGCAACATTCAAAACATTTAATCTTACAGGTTATATTACTAAAGTAAGTAAATACAGTAATACAAATAAAAATTATACTACTTGGGTTAAAGGAGTAGCGACAAATGAAAATACTTCAATTATAGATGGAGACCCTATATACCTTTATTCTTCTGCAGATACTTATTATATAAGATATTGGAATGTAGATGTTCCAAACAGAAATATAAGTATGACAACTGGATGGAATCAAATAACACATTTCAATACTTCAGAAATAACTACAGGAGACCTTTGCTCTGAAAGTATTTACAATTCATCTTCAGCAATCAAATATATAACTTATGTAAATACTGCAGGAATTTATGTTTCTCATAGATGTGGATTTACTTTTAATAATGATACCGAAGTACCAAGAGGTTACGGATACTGGCTAAAACTAAATACATCATCTTATCAGTTAAGGGAAAGAGAATGAGAGGAAAAACATTTATACTGGGAATATTAATGATTTTCATAGTGATGGGACTAACTCTTGGAGCAGGACTTCAAACTCCTTTACCAATAGTAGTTAAAATTACAATTCCTTCTTCTATGTTAGCAGATTATTATGAAGTAGAAATACAAAATATAAGAACAGGGGAGAGTGTGAGAGGAAATACAAATGAACATCTTGAATTTATAACAGACTGGGCAAACTCAAAATTAGGTTACATAGAAGGAGATTTGTTTAAAGTAACTGCTTTGGGAATTACTAAAACAATTAAATATACAGCACAACCACCAACAGAATTAATAGATTATGAAACAGGAAAATCAATAAATATTGTTGAATTTAAAAAAGAAGGAGAAATAAAATGTCCTGAATGTATTTATCCAGACTGCAATTGTCCTGTATGTGAAAAATGTCCTAAATGTGAATGTCCAGTATGCAAAGAATGTCCTGATTGTAATTGCCTAAAGGATATAACACCTTATAAAGAATGTAACTCCTGTTGTGAAGATTGTCCTGAATGCGAAGGCACAAATATGAATACTTTAATTATCTGGATACTTTCATTTTTTGGAATAGGTTTAGGTACAGGAACTTATGGATATAAGTTTGTGGTTAGAAAGCGAAAAGATACTGGAAAAATGGAAATGAAAATTACCCAACACAAACACAAAAACTATGAGAGGTATCACAGTATTTATACTATGCACAAAAAACAACCACATAAGAGAGGAGAAATAAATCCTAAGTACGACTCTTATGGAAGATATATTCCTAAGAGCGAAGGTGAAAAATGACAACAACACCACTGCCAATTTCGGGAAAAGTTTATGACATAGATGGTTCAATAGTAGTAGCAAATGCAAAAGTAGTGGCTTATGATTATACAAAAGGAACAGAAACATCTTGCACTACAAATTCAAGTGGAGAATATACTCTTGATTTAGCAAACTTAAGCGGAGGATATGACCTTACAGATACTATTTATCTTTATGCTTATGTATCGGATAAAAACGGTGTAGTAAGAGCTATTTTAACTTCAACAGACACAAGCTGGGAACAAGATATTTATTTAAAAGAGGGGGAATTAGTTCTTACAGACAGTAGAGTAATTTCTATATTAGCAAGTTGTAAAACAGCAAAAAGTATTATGCTTATAGACCGGAATACAGAAAGAATAAAAGGACTTATTAATGTATCTGCAAATGGAACAGTTTCACATTATTTTGGTAAACCAGACCTTTATTTTAATGATGGCTTCTGGGTGATAATTATGGCACAGGGAACAAACATAATTAATCAATCATCAGGAGTTTCAAATGCTGTGGGGGATACTTCATCGAATTTATATAATTTTGTTCAAATAAACCACAGATGAGTGAAGTAAATGAGAGAAAAATAATAGAAAAAGTAAATAAAATAGTAGAAAATATATCTATAGAAATTTTTTCAAAAAGTCAGGAAAATTTAATTACCCCAGATGAGAGAGGATTTATTACAACAGATACAGGAGAACTTCTAAAATCAGGAAATATTAAACAAGAAGGGGAAAATTGGATAATTGAATACTCGGCTCCATATAGTTCTTATATAGAATATGGAACAGAACCTCATAGTATGCCTGTAAATCCTTTAATAAAATGGGCAAAAAGAAAATTAAGAAAAAATGAAAAAGAAGCAAAAAAAATAGCTTGGGCAGTAAGAACAAAAATAAGCAAAGAAGGAACAGAACCAAAGTTTTTTTTAGATTCTGCAGTCAGGGAAGTTCTAAGCAAACACAGAATTTCTTATACTTAAAAATAACTAATTTACAAATTATATTAAATTATGGAAATAAAAATATTATTTAGTAGTCAAGCAAAATTATTATTAAACGAAATGCCTAATTTAAATAAAAAAGATTTAGTTAATTGGTATTGTAATATAAAAAAAATAGAAATAGGAGGAGGGGATATTGTAGAATATTTGGAATATAAAAAAAAGGTGAAATAAAATGACTTTACAAGATGTAAATAAAGGGGATATAATAACATCAGCAAGACAAAATGAGATTAATGATTATATAGAACATGGAACAAAAGGAATTACAACAAAATCAGTAGATGCTGGAAGTGGAGACATAAAAACCACTGGAAATTTTACAGATGGCACAAATTCAGTAACTGCCGCTCAAATGAAAGCCGCTTATGATGGAATTATAGTTCCTCAAGTTGAAACTAAAAGTGGTTCAGATTGTTCAGGAAATGATGGAGATACAAATCGTGTTCTTACATTATCAAATACTCCTAATACTTTATTTTTGGTTAGTGTGGGGGGACAGGTATTATATGAAGGTACTGATTTTACAATTAGTGGAGCTGACATTACATTTTTAAGAAAACTTTGGGATTCTCCAAAGATACTTATACTATATTTCACTTAAATTATGCTAAAGAGAGAATTTATCTGGATTGGAATGATAATAATTTTATTAAGTGGAATTGCTGTTGCAGATTTTTATCCTTATGGAAATATTGTAATGAATAACCAAAATATTACAGGAGCAAATATGATAAATGCTACAATTTATTATGGTAATGGAAGTCAATTAACAGGTATTACTACTTCAGAAGCTAATTCAAGTGAATATTGGGATAATTTAAATACATTTAATATTTCTCAAATGGAAAATTCAAATGGAACTTTAAATATTTTAATCAGTTGGTTGGAAAGTTTATTTATTTCAGATACTGATGAAGGAAATTTAAATGTAAATCGTTCAGATTATTGGGATAATTTAAATTCTTATACAGACATTCCTCATGCAACTCCAAGTAATGGGGATAATACACATTTTAGTTTAGCAGATGAAATCTATGATTGGGTGATTGGATTAAATTACAAAACACTTACTGAAATAGTTACCAGTATTGGTAATTTTTCCGCTTGGGATAAAGATTATTCAGATTTAATAAATAAACCAACCAATCTTACAGAATTTACAGATGATTTAGGAGATAGAGGATATACCCATTTATCTAATTTTACTGATGATATTGGAGTTTCTTCGGATTGGGATGAATTAAGTGATGTGCCAACAGCAACACCTTCAAATGGAGATACAACTCATTTATCCACAGCAGACCAGATTTATGATTGGGTAACTGGACTGGGATATATTACTGATGGTAATACAAATTGGGATAACTCTTATGGGTTTATTACAAATACAGTAAATGATTTAACAAATTATTACCTGAAAACAGAAACTTATAATAAATCTGAAGTTTACAATAAATCTGAAACATATTCTCAAGCCGAAGTTCTTGCATTAAATTCTTCTTGGAATTACACTGTAAATTGTAATACTTCTGGAGTATGTGCAGGGGGAGATGTCGCTTATATAAATTATCCAAATTCAGGAAATATGACCGCAGATAATTATTATGTTGGCTCAAATAGATTAAATTCAAGTCATATTATAGACCACGATGGACATTCCGTAAAAGATACTTTTAATCATATTATAAATCGTGGAGTTGTATCAGAAATAAATATTACTCTTACTGGTGGACTTGGTGTGAGTTGGACTGCAGGAGAAATTTATGATAGTTCAACTGAGAGTTTTATTGAAGTTAATGCGGGAAGTGGAACTCTTACAGATAATCAGGTAAATTATTTAAAATATACAGGAACATCTACTTTAGAATTATCAACAAGTTCAAGTTCAAATGATGAGGTGTTGGTAGCAAGTTTTGCCACTATCGACGGAATGATTGCAGGATATAGAAAAACAGATTTACTGGATACTTCATTATCAAGTACTCAAAGAGGATTAAGAACAGCGTTTCCAAATAGAATAATTGAAGGAATGAGTGTTTATGAAGATACAGATGGAACATATTCTCTTGATGTTATAATGGATGCTGGAAAAATGATAAAAGATGGAATAGAAGAAATGAATCCAACAACTATTTACTCAAGAACTCTTCCTTTAATGAGATTATTTCATTCAGGTGGAAATTGGACTAAAGACAGTAATGCTGAAATAGATACTACTTATTATGACAATGGCACTGATTTGGTAAATATTCCTTCAAATAAATGGGTAAAATCATATTTTGTATATGCACATAATGAATTAGGTTGGGTTTATCCGACAAGTTATTATAATTCAAAAGCACAGGCTGAGGCAAGTTCATTATCTCCAATTCCTCCTGGATTATCGATGACCCCAAAATTAACAGCAGTAATTTATCAACAAGGAGATACTGATTTTAGTAATGCAGAATGGCAGGATATTAGACCGGGAATAAGTGAAGAAAGTTTTAATATTGT